CCTTTCACTTCGTGGCACTCCATCGCACCGTCAGCCAGCATCACAGCGAAGTCCGGCGTGTAGAACGTGTTGTCAGCGAGGCGCAACTTGACACCTTCGAAGCGATACCAGGCAATCTCGCCGGCATGCTTGCGAGCGGCGAGGGCGGCGTCGTATGCCGACTCGGTCTTGTTCATCACGCCGGCCTTGAGTCGGCCGAGGGCCTGCATCCGCTTAGTACTGCTACCCGCCATGTTTGCTATCTGTTCCATCCCCACCCCCATTACTTCCGTTCAGTCCAAAGCGCCTGAAGCGCTTCCTTTATCTGCGATGCATCCTCGGCACTAAACATCTCAAGATTCGCAAGGTAGGCACGTCGCTCCTGCAATGACCAGCCGGCGATTTCCTCGGCGACCTCGGCTACCTCACCGGGAGTCATGCCCGCCTCGCAGCGTTCTGCATTGCCTGAAGCGTTTCCATGGCCCGGAAGATCTGCGGCGTTGAACCGGGAGGAAGCGTTCACACGGTATGCGGGAGCAGGCGGAATCGCACACCAGCACCGCTTCGCAACGCTCAGCCATCCGGCGCAGCGCCTGGACGGTGGTGTCGTTGCTCGATCCAAGCGCTTCCGCGATCTGCCAGACTGGCGCGCCATGCGGCTGGTCAGCGAGGAAATCTGCAATGCGGGGCTTCAGTTGGCGACTCATGCTGCCTTCCTCGATCCGCGAAAGCTGTCCCAATCGAACGCCACCCAGATCCCACCCTCACGAAGCCGGTCGAAACTGCGTTCGCCCAGAAATTCCTTCATGCCGGCCTTCCCAAGGTTCGTCAGCAGGAACGTCGGCATCAGGTCGCGGTAGCGGCGGTTCAGCACGTCGAACAGGATCACTTGCTCGCCATCGGTGCCGTACTGGACGCCGATCTCGTCGATCACCAGAAGACCGACCGACGTCAGGTCATTCAGTGCGGCGACCTCGGACAATTCCGAATCGCGGCGCCACGTGTCCCGCACCATGCGAATCAGGTCCAGCGCGTTGATATACAGCGCCGTGCTCGACTTCATGACGACCATCGCCGCAGCCAGGGCGAGATGGCTTTTGCCCGTGCCAGGCTTACCTGAGAAAATCACCGTCGTGCCACGCTCGGAGTGGCCGGCGAATTCACTTGCGAATTCAATCGCCACGGAAAGGGCATGGCGCTTCGGCTCGGTGTCGGCAACGAAGTTGTCAAACGTGCGATCACGGAATCGCTGCGGAATACCTGACATGCTCAAGCGCTGTTCCATGCGACGCTGGCGTTGCTCTTCCTGCTCGGCGACGCGACGCTTTTCTTCGGCTGCGCGGCTCTCTTCGTTGCACTGCGGGCAACCGCCCCAGATCGTCCGCTTGCCGGCGAGCTGCAAAACGACGCCCGATTCTTCGAACTGGCCGTGCTTGTCGCACTGACCATCGCGGGTCATCCTCGAAATATTAGAAACTGCCGTCATCACCCACTCCATCCCGGTAGTCGATTTGATCGAAGCCGCTGTGGCGGCTCTGCTTTGCTTGCCCAGGTCTCGCGGGTGCTTTCGCCCCGCTGGCCTTCAATGCTGCCGCTTCTGCTGCCCAGCGCTCGATGATCGTCGTCACGTACGCTGGCGGGATTGCTTCATTCGGCTTTGCGCGCTTCGCCTGCTCGCATGCAGCTCGCACCGTGTCCGCCAACACGCCTTGCTGAGCAAGAGCGATCAGTCGAGGATCTGCGGGACTGGACTGAATCCCGAATTCCCTCATCACTCTCGAAAGCAATCCCGCGCTCATCGGGACTACGGTCGCGCCACCTACTTCACATTCACCGAGAGAGGTATTAGTACCTTCGGTTTTAGGAAATGGTGTAGGTAAAGGTATAGGGCATTCATCATGCAGTCCTGCTAGCAATGCTCCTTGCTCTGCTGCATGCAATGCTTGGAGCATGCTTGGAGCATTGCTATTTGCATCGTCCAAGCTTTCCTCTAAGGACTGCTTAGCGCGATGCTTGGACCACCGTGCTTCTGCTGCAGCTTTGGCCTTTTCGTTGGATTTCTCCTTCCGGGCCTTAGCCTCCTTCAATTCCTGCTCGATTCGCTTGTGAAACCAGTGTCCGTCTGTCAGCGTGAAGAACTTGACAATTTTCACCTTCATCTTTCGCCATGCTTGAAGGGAAAGCTTGGTGATTTGCGCAAGATCTTCATCGTCGTCAGTCGGCGCACCGTTCATCCAGTAATCCATGATCAGCAGAAGATAGGCACCATGTTGCTCGGTGCTCAGCCGCTGCGTATCAGCCAGATACGCGCCGATAAACAGCGGCATCCAGACTTTGACTTTTTCTTCATCGCTCATCGAAGTGCTTTCCGTTGCCCCGTGCTTATCAGCGTCAAAGCATCGAGATGACCGCGCAGCCGGCCCATATCAGTACGACGCAGAGACAGAACAGCGCCGTGAAGAAGATGGCGGGTCTCACGCCGCATCTCGCGGATAGAGGTCTCCCAGGAACCCCTTGGGGTCGACGCGGAAGTGTTCGACCTCGTTACTAGATAGCCCCCCGGCAGTGCTCAGGACCTTGGCCGTGAGCTTGTTACCGACGTAGTGTGCGTAGGTCTGCGCAGCGCCGTCGATCACAATGAAAGACCGGGGTTTAACAATCGTTTTCATGCAGTCACCTTTATTTCTCGGATAAGCCGGCGCTCGATCTCGCGCTCGGTCTTAAGTTTTTCGATCTCTTCGCGGGCTTCGCGAAGCTCCTTTTCCAACTCTGTTTCACGTTGACGCAAACTGCCGAGGTCGTACCCAAGCTGGTGAAGCATCCAGAGGACGGGTGCATGATTTCCACACACGGTCATCAATCGAATCAGCTTTGGCCAGACGATTCCTTCCTGGCCTGACTGCCAGCGCGAGAACTGGGCCTTGTCGACCTCCAATTCCTGCTGCAGTGTCTTGTCCAGTTCAAAGCCTGCCGCCTTGGCACACAGCGCTATGGCGCCGCCTAGCGATTTCTCACGCTCGATCTCGCGGGGCGTTACATCTACAGGGATTCCGGCTTGGGTAGTCATGCTCAGCAACCTTGTTGTGTGGTGTTGAGAGGCTAAAATAGGGCCAAATAAAGGCTGACAAATTCGCCAGCCTTGAGTCCCGCTATGACCTACAACCCCCAACACATTTGTTATTTTTTCGATCCTGCTCTTAGTACTGCTAAAGCCTTACAACCGACGCTTTGCTTCTTTGGTCTTGCGAACCGTGCCGCCTACGGGCGGCTGGCTGTCGTCGCTGGCCTTGATCCTGTCAATCAGCTCCGTCATGAACAACTCCGGATGCGCGATCTTCACGCTCGACGGGATGCCTCGCTTTTTCCAGTTCTGGATGCGTTGAACACCGCCGTGAGTCTTGTCGTACCCAAGAAGCTCGGCGAGCTTGGAAGGGCCGCCAAGATCGTCGATGATCTTGCTGTCGGGATGGAGTTCGGTGTGTTTAATCATGGTGATGCTATTAAACACCATGTTTATCCCGCCTGTCAACACCACGTGTAACAACATTTTGTTTACTTATGCAAAAATTTGGTATGACAGAACGGAAAACTCATCCCACGGCTGCACGCCTTCTGGAGGCCGCAAAACTACTGAAGGGCGTCGACGGCCCTTCGGGTGTCGCCCGCCTGCTCGGCGTTTCTCCGCAGAAGGTGACCAACTGGAAGAAACGCGGCGTATCGACGGAGGGGATGCTGGATGCTCAGCGCCTGATTGGATGCAGCGCTATCTGGTTGCAGACCGGCGAGGGAGAAATGACGGACTCGGCAGAGCACATTCCAGCGCAAAACGATGTTTCAAAAACGAGTCAACCCGAGCCGCTAATTAAGCGTTTGCTTCCAGACGACCAAGGTAATTTAGTCACCTGGGAGGCGCCGGAGGATCTGGAACACGATGTGGACCGGGTCTGGATTGACCGGTTTGACTATCGTTTTTCGGCGGGGACTGGCGTGATTCAGTGGGAAGTAAGGCAGAAGAAGGCGCTTCCGTTTGACCTTGGTTTTTTCCGCGCCTTGGGAGTACGACCGCAAGACTGCAAATTGGCCCAGGTGCACGGCCGTAGCATGGAGCCGTACCTGTTCAATCGCGACATGATGATGATCTGCTCGAGCAAGACGCGGGTTAAGGATGGTCTGATCTATGCGATCGTCTTTGAAGACGAGCCGCTGGTGAAGCAGATCTTCAAGGAACCGGAAGGGGCCATGCGCCTGCATTCATACAATCCGGAGTTCCCGGACAAGGTCATCCATGCTGACCAGCTCGAAGGCCTACAGATCGCTGGCGAGGTGATCTATCGGTCTGGCTCGGGTTTGGCTGGCGGGAACTGATGATTGCGCCGTGTGGACGGATAGCTTGCTTTAGTCCAGCCGTGGACTGTCCCGCGCGAGCAGACGCAACCGCCTAAACTATTGCGGTAGAATGCCGTCAAAGCACCAGTAGTGAATATCAACAAAAATAACTTGGCCTATGGCCCACACGCACATGATCCGGACTAACGCGATGAAAACCCTGAAACTTGCACGGCTTGCGATTGCCGGCGCGATTGTGGGCGCTGCCGTCGTGAACATTATTGGCAACTTTTTCGGCTTTGATGGTGCCCATCATGCCGTTGGCGCTGTCGCGGGCGGCGTGCTTACCGCCGCATTCCTCAAGGCGGCGCACATCGTCTGATGGCCGCAATTCCGATTGATGGCAGCACTGTCGATATCGCGACTCTGCTGGTAGGGGTTGCCTGTATTTTCCTCAAGCCCACCAAACGCTTCTTTCTCAAGCGGCGGCCGTGTTTTGATTCGCGCGACTGCACGATTGACTTTCTCAATGGGGCGGCGCTTGTCCCGTTTGTCGTGCTGGTCGGTTCCGTCGTATCTAGCAAGATCCTGGCAGAGGCCCTGCAGTTCGCCCGCTTTCCAATGGCGGGTGCTGGCGTCATGGGGCTGATCTTCGTGATTCGCGAACTCATCGCCGGTTAGTCCGACCGCACAGCCTGATAGCCCAGCCCCGCGCTGGGCTTTTTTCATTTCCGCCTCTGCGCGAACCCCTCCCGCCACAACGTAGCGCCGACCGACGTCAGCAACGCGAGGTCGTCTCCCTCGAAACTCGCCCAGTTCTCCGCTAGCCATCCCGCGAAGCCGGCGCATGCGTCGTCTATCGGTACGTCGGCTCGGCCTTCAAGATTTAGCCGCTCGAACACGGTGATTACGTCGTCTGGCGTCATGGCGACCTCCTATGTGTCGAGCATAGGCGACAGTCTTCTAGATGGTTCCATCGCTGTTACAAATTCGCTCATAAAAATTAAACACGACGTTTGACAACGCGTATAAACATGGTGTTTAATACACACATCGCAGCAAACACGCAGCACCAACCACCGGAGAGCGAGCATGTTCGTACAAACCACTGTAAGCACTGGAGAGAAGTTCCTCTGCGCAATCGGATCGTTCGAATCGCTCAGCGCGGCACTCGTACGCGCTTCCAATGAGGTGCTGGCGAAGGTTGCTCGTTGCGCCGTCGC